TTACTGCCATTGGCCTATTAAGGAGTGCTTTGATGAGGATTACTTCAAGCAGGCCACGGCGGAAGAAAAGCTCAAGAAATTCAAGCTCGGTGTTCCTTACTTTACGTGGGATGCCAAGAACCGCCGAAACGAGGCGCTGGATTGCCGGGTGTATTCTCTCGCTGCTGTTCGTATCTTGCAGCAACACAGGGGAATTAATCTCGAACGACTGGCATCCTCACGTCCATCGCCCGACGCTCCCGTGGAAGAAGACGAGCAGGAAGAAGCGCAAAAGGTAAAGCAACCGACTCGACGATCCTCCCGCAGTGCCTACCTTCAGAGATAAACCACCATGATTACCGACGCAGAATATCAGGCCCTGAAACGGGCGGTGCTCCTGCGGGAGACCCGCACCGTGGAATTTGAAGGCCGAAAAGTGGAGTACAGCAGCTTTGCCGACATGGAGCGGCGGCTGCATGCCATCGAGCGGGAGCTGGCCAAGCAACAGAAACGGCCTAAGCAATACGGCATCTATTCATCAAAAGGAGTTTGAGAATGGGCTTTATTGCCAACGCTTATGACAGGATCACAAGGCGCTTCAGAAACAGTGCCTACACCGCAGCCGGTTTGGGCCGCAGAACAAAAAGCTGGTATGCCCCTGCACTCTCTCCCCACACCGCACTGACCAGTGACTTATCCAAACTCATTAACCGCTCAAGGGCAGCGATCCGCAATGACCCGTGGGCCAGCAGTGGCCTGGAGAAACTGGTCAGCAATGTCATCGGCCGTGGCATTACACCAAAATCATTGGTCAGCGACGATAGCCTTCGGGAAGATTTGCAGACGTTATTCCTGCAATGGTCCGATGAATCGGACGCTGATGGTCTGCTCAGTTTTACCGGGCAGCAGTCGTTGATTACCCGAGCCATGCTCGAAGGCGGTGAATGTTTCGTTCGTCTGCGGCCACGACGTTTGGAGGACGGTCTATCGGTCCCGCTGCAGCTACAAATACTCGAGTCGGAATATGTGCCGCTCAGCTATAACGAGACGTTGCCAAACGGCAACGAGGTCAAGGCAGGCATCGAGTTCAATAAGCTGGGCAAGCGGGTTGCTTATTATATGCACCGCCAGCATCCGGCAGAGTTCGCCTTTGACAGCACAAAGCTGGTGCGGGTGCCTGCGGAAAACGTCCTCCATGTGTTTGAAGCCCTGCGTCCGGGACAACTCCGGGGCCAGCCATTATTAACGCAGGTATTGGTCAGGCTCTATCACCTCGACAAGTTTGATGATGCCACGCTATTGCGGCAGGAGATCGCCAACCTGTTCACCGGCTTTATCAAGAAGCCCTCCCCGGAGCAAGACCCTATTGATCCCCTGACCGGCAAACCGCTGGTGTTCGGAGCCGATGGTCTGCCCATGGTGGCCATGGAGCCCGGAACGATGCAGGAGTTGGCACCGGGGGAAGAAGTGGAGTTTAACAGTCCTCCTGGCACTGCTGCGGATTACCCGAACTTTATGAAGCAGCAGATCATGGCCATCGCTGCCGGTATGGGCCTGCCCTATGAACTGCTCTCCGGAGACATGGCGGGTGTCAGTGACCGGGCCTTGCGGCTGATCCTGAACGAGTTCAGACGGCGCATTCAGCAAATTCAACATAACCAGATCATCTTTCAATTTTGTCGCCCGGTATGGAACCGCTGGCTGGATATGGCCGTTCTCAATGGTTCTATTTCCATTCCCGATTACAGCAGCCGGCAGTCCTCCTATCGTCGGGTGAAATGGATCGCTCACGGCTGGCCCTATATGCACCCCGTTCAGGATATGCAGGCGCAGAAAATGGCGGTGCGCTCAGGCTTTAAGTCTCGTTCAGAAGTGGTTAGCGAGCAGGGTTACGACAGCGAGCAGATTGATGCAGAAATCTCCGCAGATAACCGTCGTGCGGATGGCCTTGACCTGAAATACGACAGCGACTCAAGGGCTTCGGAGAAGGAGCCACTTATCTCAACTAACCCAAAGGACGACAACGATGAGTCATAACCGCCAGTGGTTCTCCTTCAAGAACGAGGCAGGCCAAACCCCGGAACTCTTTATCTATGACGATATTGATGACTGGTGGGGAGTCTCCGCACAAAGCGTAGTGGATCAGATCAGGGATATGGACGCTGCCGAGATCAATGTCCGGATCAACTGCCGGGGTGGAATGGTGTTCGAAGGCATTGCCATTTATAACGCCTTGCGTCTGCATAAGGCCAACGTGCATATCAGCATCGAGGGTCTGGCGGCGAGCATTGCTAGCGTCATTGCTATGGCAGGCGATACCGTCACCATCGCTGAAAACGCCATGATGATGATTCACAACCCTTACGGGTGGGCCACAGGCGATGCAGAGGCGATGAGAAAGACCGCTGATGTAATGGACAAGATTGCAGACAGTATTGCTGTGTCGTACACCGCCAGAACCGGCAAGAGCATCGAAGAACTCAAAGCCCTGATGGAAGCAGAAACGTGGTTCACCGCTCAAGAGGCTCTGGATATGGGCTTGGTGGATCAGATTGATGAGCCAGTTAAAGCCGCTGCCTGCTTTGATCTTTCCCGCTTCACAAATGCACCTGCAGGCTTTGGCCGTTCAGAAGAGCAGCCAGAAAATAAGCAGCAGGAGACGGAAAAACCGGATTCGGAAAAAGAACCGGAGGCATCGACTAAAGAGAAACCTGACGTTGATGCTGTGGCTATTGCTGCTCTGTGTAACCAAGCTGGCTACCCGGAAAAGACCGAAGCGTTCCTGAAAGAAGAGTTATCCGAGACCATGGCTAAAGATCGTCTGAATGCCTTCGATGAGATCAAAAATCTCTGCAAGGCAGCGAGCCAGGAGAGCAAAGCAGCCGAGTTCATTGTGGCCAATAAATCCCTGGATGACGTGCGCAGCGAGCTATTCGATCTGCTGACCAAAGACGATCAACCGATCCACAACACCCTGACGCCACAGCAGCAGGGACTTCCGAAACCCTCCGAGGCTTTAGACACGCAGGCGATTTACAGCAGGCGTAACCGGGCCTGATTTCCCCAAACCCGTTAATAAAAGGACTTTAGCAATGAAAACTGAAGGAATGCACACTGGTGAGTTTCTGGTATCCGAAGGCAACAACAGCATCAGCCGTGAGCAGGTAACATTCGGAGCCAATCTCGATATGGAACCGGGAACCGTAGTGGCCAAGGTAACAGCAACCGGCGTTTACATGCCCCTTAATCCAGCCGGGGCTGACGGAACTGAAATGGCGGCAGGTGTCCTCTACGCAGGCAAGGTAACGGATGCCTCCGGAGGTGACGGTGTCATTATCGCCCGTCTGGCAGAAGTGGTAGACAGCATGCTGGTATGGCCTGCCGGGATTACCGCCGAGGAACAGGCTGCTGCCGTGGGCGAGCTGGCCGGTCTGGACATTATTACCCGCAACTCCTAAGCATCCCGCTTAACCCCTTTCGCAGTACTTCCCTTTAAAAAATCTCTATCTAAGGAGAGATAGCATGGCTTTCATGGATATTTTTAATGACGACGCTTTCAGTCTGACCAGCCTGACTGCGACCATCAATAAGATGGATTACAAGCCCCGACGCCTGGGCGAGCTCGGCCTCTTTCAGGAGAGCGGCATTACCACTACCACCGCCGTGGTAGAGAGCGTCAACGGCATCCTGCGTCTGCTGCCTTCTTCCGAGCGTGGCGCTCCGGCCACTCAGGCCGTTGGCGAGAAGCGTCAGATGCGCAGCTTCGTGATCCCGCACATTCCTCACGACAGCACCGTACTGGCGGCAGAAGTTCAGAACGTCCGTCAGTTTGGAAGTGAGGATGCCTTGCAGGGTGTGCAGGCGGTCATTAATCAGCGCTTGGGCCAGATGAACGGCAACCACGAGGTGACGCTGGAATTCCTGCGCATGGGTGCCCTCAAGGGTGAGATTCTCGATGGAGACGGAAGCACCGTACTCTACAACCTGTTTGATGAGTTCGGCGTAAGTCAGCAGACCCACAACTTTGCCTTTGGTACTACGTCAACCGACGTTCGTGCGCAGGCGGTGAAGGCTCGCAGGAAGGTGGACGCTGCCATGGGTGCCTCTCCCTACTCCGGCCTCCGGGCGTTCTGCGGTGCTGACTTCTACGATGGCATGGTGAACCACAAGTCCACCAAGGAAGCCTATCAGCGTTGGATGGACGGTGAGGCGCTGCGTAACGATCCCAAGACCGGCTTCCGCTTTGCGGATATCAACTGGGAGGAATACCGTGGCAACGTCAGCGGTCAGGACTTTGTGGCTTCCAACGAAGCGTTCTTGTTCCCCGAAGGAACGGATAACTTCAAGACGTGGTTCGCTCCGGCGGATTTCGTGGAAACCGTCAACACCATCGGCCTGCCTCGCTATGCCAAGCAGAAGGTGATGGACTTTGAGAAGGGTGTGCTCATTCATACCCAATCGAACCCGCTGCCGATCAACCTGAACCCTACTTCGGTTATCAGGCTCACTATGAGCTAAGCGGCTGGCTGGCCTTCGGGCCAGTTCCTTATCCCCTTTTGGAGACTGCCCTTATGGATGATGCTTTCCAGCAAATGGGTCACTCAATCCTTCAGACATTCGGGCAGTCCGTTTTATTGACCCTTGCCGATCAATCCTCTCTGGAAGCCCTCGGCATTATCAAAACGGAACTGGTGGAGCTTGGAAAATACGAAGCCATTCAGGGCCAGATCATTGTCCTGTCGCTGGATAGCTCGATCAGGCTAAAGCGTGGCGATACGGTTCAGGCTAATGGGCTGCTGTATCAAGTTGACCGGAAATTAAAAGACGATGGCTATTTAGCCAAGTGGAATATTTATGCTGATTGAAAAGATTTCTTTAGAGGTCAGTGAAGAAATTGAAATCCTCGAAAACTTATTCAAAGCAGCACCAGAGGTAACAGAAAAAGCTCTCAATAGAACAATGGTAAAGCTTGGGAAATGGTCGGAAGTGCAAGTATTACGAGTTATGGCGAGAGACCTTGAAATTCGACAGAGCAAATTGAAAGAGTTTGGTCGGATAAGAACTCGTCTGGCAAGTGGATACAAGGACAGCAAGTACTTAGTAGTCTGGATCGGAACAGACCCTATTGGCGCACATAACTTTGGTCGAGCAACGCAAAGAGCAAGAGGTGTTCAGGTCGGAAGGCGAGCATTCTATCAAAGTGCATTCTTAATGAAGCCGGTCAATGCTGAAAGATCTTTGATTTTCGAACGAGAGGAAAACTGGAGACATAAGTGGCGAAAGTCCAAAGTATCAGGTCGCTGGATGTGGATGGGGTTGCCGATCTTCTCTCATAAAGTCCCTCTCTATAACACAGCCATAATGGCTTTAAGAGAATTAGAGCCCAAGATATTCAACCATTTTGCCAAGGTGCTTCATCAGGAACTGAATTATGCCTTCAAGATTGAATCAAGAAAGAGTAATCGTTGAAAAACTGATCGAGCACTTAAAAACTATTACCGAGAATGTTCAGCTTGGATACTCAGGCACCGGATTGGAAAAGGATATTGAGATCCCTGCAATTCTGGTGCAGCTATCATCCATCACCGAAGAACAGCGTCAGGGTGCTAAGGCAAAATTTCAAATTGAATTCCATATCAGCGCAGTCGTCAAAACCAATCAAGATACTACTTATAACCTAATTGATCTTTCTCGCTCAATTCGGGAACTATTCTCAACGGGAAGTCGTTTCACACCCGAAGTTAGAACCGTATCCATCAGTGAAACCCAGTTCGATATTTCCCCAAGCAATGCACACCTGTCGTTTGCAGACCTGCAACTGCAGATAGAAGTCATCCTATAACCCCACCTTCCTTTTAAGGAGAAAACCATGTCTACAACGGATCGTAGTTTTATTGGTGCTGGTAGCATCTACCTGAAGCCTGCCGATGATTCAGCCCCCTTACTGCCTGTTGGCAACGTCAGCGAGTTTAAATTCAGCTTTGAAGAAGATAAAAAAGAGCTGAAGAACTACCTCGGCGGCGGTGGCAACCGCAACACCATCAGCCGTATTTCGTCGATCTCGGCCAGCCTCACAGCGCATGATTTCACGGCGGCTAATCTGGCAATGGCTCTGCGTGGCTCGGCCACTGCGGGATCAACCACAGCCGTTGTGGATGAGCCGCACACCAGCTTCGGAGTGGGTAACGAACTGATCCCCTTTAACAAGATGCCCGATATGTCCCAAAGCATCACGGTCAAGGACAGCCTCGATGCCACCCTCACCGAAGGCACCGATTACGAACTGACCAAGGCCGGGATCGTCGTTCTTGCCAGTGGCGGAATTGATAACCTGGGTGTGAGCGTGAGCTATACACCGCTGGCCTCCAATATGGTGCAGGCCTTGATCGAGTCAGGAAAGGAGTTCGTGCTGTTCATGGAAGGCCTGAACGATGCACAGGATGGTAAGGCGTTCAATATCCGGGTGCACAGGGTGAAGTTCTCGCCCGTTCAGAACCTTGATTTTATCTCCGACGATTTCGCCAGTATCCCCTTGGAACTGGACGTGCTGGCAGATACCACCATCACCGGCTCTGGTCTGAGTACCTTTATGCAGATTGATCTGGCGCAGTAATCCACGGTTTGCTTCCTGCAATGTAGCCCCTGACTCTTCAAAGGAGCAGGGGCTCTTTTTTTTAGATAAAAGATCATGGCCTCACTTAAAAAGTCAGCAATTCAGTTAGTCCTGAAGGCGAAAGATGCGCTGTCAGGAAAAGTGAAAAAATCAGCAGAGTCCCTTGAAGTTTTAAAAGGCGAAGCGGCTGACCTGCAAGTCCAGCTTAAAAAACTGAAAGAACAAAAGGCACTACTCACGTCTTTTGAAAAGCAGACCAAGGCCACTAAAGAAGCCAGCAAGGCCTTCAGTGCTGCCAAGACAAAAGTCGAGCGTCTGGCCAAAGAATTAAATCAGGCCGAAAAGCCCACCAAGGGCATGAAATCGGCACTGACCAAAGCAAGACAGGAGGTTAAGAAGGCCAACACCGCCTATGGGCGACAGCGTGAAGTACTGGCCAAACTTAGGGAACAGCTGACCAAAACCGGCCTGTCGAGTTCCAAACTGGCACAACAGCAGGAGCGGCTCGCAGAAGAAATTGAAGACACCGGCAATGCCTTCTGGAAGGCCAACAAAAAAGCCAAAGAAGCTGACCGCACCCTTAAAAAAGACACCCTGAAGAAAGTCGCCCGAGATGCTGATCAGGCATCAACCAGCGTTGGCAGTTTAGCCCGGAGGCTTGGCGGTCTGGTGGCGGCAGGGGCAGGCCTCTATGCCATCAAGCGTGGCATCCAGGCGATTCTCTCCACAGGCGATAAATTTGAGCGCCTCAATGTTCAGCTAGAGGCCATGATGGGCTCGGCGGCAGAGGGCGAGCGTGCGCTGGCGTGGATCAAGAATTTCACCAAAACCACCCCGTATCAGTTGGATGAAGTCTCCGACGCCTTCGTGCGTCTGAAGGCATTTGGCTTTGATCCGATGGATGGCACCATGCAGGCCGTGGTCGATCAGGCAGTGATGCTTGGCGGTGGCTTCGACCGGCTGCGGGGTATTGCCGTGGGCCTCGGACAGGCGTGGGCCAAGCAACGGCTGCAGGGGGAGGAAATCTTGCAGCTGGTCGAGCGTGGTGTCCCCGTTTGGGAAATGCTCGAACGGGTCACCGGCAAGAACGTTCTGGAAATTCGAAAACTGTCCGAAACCGGCAAGCTGGGTCGGGACGTGATCCGTGGCTTGATCAATGAGATCGCCAAGGGGGCAGACGGTGCTGCCGCAAAGAATATGACCCTGCTGACCGGCTACGTCAGTAACCTGAAAGACGAATGGTCGTATTTTCTCGATGCTATTGGCTCCAGCGGTGCGATGGATTACGCCAAGGCACAGATGAAGGCCTTAGCAGATCGCATCAAGGAAATGAATCAGGACGGAAGCCTTCAGGAACTCTCCAAAAACATCAGCCGTTCCATGATTGCCGCAGGCGAAGCGATCAAAAAGGCGGTGGGTGACATTACGTTAGACGACGTAGTCACCAAGTCCTCCGAAGCCTTCTCTGCGCTCACCAAAGGACTGGATACAATTGCCAAGGCTTTCACTGTCACTACCAACTCGGTCACGGCCTTTTTTGAGGGCTTCCAGGTTGGCGTAAAAGGCTTCGCCTCCGGCTTTCTCTATACCGTGGGTGAGATCATCTATGGCTATGGCAAGATTGCTGAAACGGTAAAAGCCAGCGATATAGCAAAGCCAATGTTGGAAACCACCAACTACCTGCGAGCCCTTGGTAAAGAGTTCGCT